AACATTTGAAACAATCAGCAAACTTAAAGACATTGAGATTGAATTGCACCGTCTAAAAAATGCGCTTGAAATGGCAAACAGAGCGTTGGATGCACAACGCACATGGGTTGGGCTGACACCTACCGATATGCAGAAACTTTCAGCCGAATGGTGGACTCCTAACGAAAATGAGGTGGTATTGATAAATTGGATTGAAGCCAAACTCAAGGAGAAAAACAATGGATGAAAACACACGCCCTTGGTACACCATTGATGAGTTAAATGCGTGGGCTGACAAATACCAAAATGAGCAGTGGCATAAAGCCGCAATCAGACTTGGAGAAGAGTTGTCATCTGTTGGGCCTGTTGGCTACTATGAAATGGACGCAAGTGAGTGGCTTTATTGGGCTATGGCAAATGTTAAAGCACAGATAGAGTTTGCGCCCGTAAAGATGGTTGCATACAACTGCCTTTGCGGCAGGACTATGAAGTTTGAATCAGAGCATGGTGTTATTGCACCACAGCGCACATGGGTAGGGCTGACAAAAATGGAACTTATCAAATGCGGAGTTTTTCCGTGGGGGATGTCGTACCGACTTTATGAAGCCATTGAAGCCAAACTCAAGGAAAAGAACAATGGATGACGATATTTGCAACATTTTCATGCTTTGCACAATCCTGTTTTTTGGAGCAGGATTCTTTACAGCCATTGGCATTGCTGTTTGGGTAATGATCGAATCTTTATGTGATTAAGATTTCCAACGCTTTGTTGGTGTTGATAACTCGCTCAGTCAAACCTAAAACGCCGCCATTGATAATTTTTGTCAATCCTGTCCAATCTTTTACATCTGCTTTTGCGTTGCAGTTGTGAGTTGACCAAAACCAACCCGCAGTCTGTGCCGCAAATTCAGGTGTACGCACTAGGTCAGGATTCATCACAAAATCTTGACCAATGGCTTTACCAGCATGGTAAAAGTTGTCATGGCCTGTCAATTGAAGCCAACCTGATCCACGAAAACGCCAACCATCACCTGATGCCTCATCACGGTTGCCCATACGACCACCGTAAACTTTGTTGGCAATAGCTTTTGGATTCCTGTTGTATGGTTGAGCCATTTCAATTGATGTGAAACGTTTAGGCCAAATCTTTACCAATCTGTCAGCGGAATAATTTAAATTTTCCTCAAGAATTCTAAAATTGCCGCATTCATGCCCACATTGACCAATGAAAGCTGCTTGACGTTGTGCCGTGTTGATTCCCCAACGCTCAAATGTGTCGTTAAACACTTTTTCAAGATTTGGATTGATGCCAAGTTTTTGGAGTTGATTACCGTTGACCATTAACTTTCCCCATTACTTCGTTGTAGGCTGAGATACAGGCGTTGAGTTGTTCTGTGTTCCTGTCTCCCTCGGCAACGAGGGCTGCAATAGCTGCGAGAGTTTGTCTGTCAGATTCGCTTGTCTCGGTGTCCCGATTTCCGCTGGCAGAGGTGGCACTTGAATTGGTTTGTACGCAACTTGTGGTCGGGAGGCGCAACCTGCCAGCATTAATAGCGCGATTAAGAGCAGTTTGTTTTTGATTGATAGCATTGTTTGCCTCATTCAGTTTGGATGATTGATCGTTCAGTTGTTGAGTTAATTGTTGTTCTTGTAAACGTGCGGCTTCATTTTTAGTTGCAATTTCCGCTTGCATATCTGCATCACGTTCTTGCCAGCCAACATGATGCCCATAAAAATACAAACAAATAGCCAAAATGACACCAACAATTGCGGCTTTCATTGTTCAACCCCTGCCGCTGCCCGTTCATTGGCAATTTCTTCACGTTCTGGATGTAAGAAATCAGGTGGTGTTGTTGGTGGTGGAGGTGGTCGCCAATCTTCGTCAAGCGTTGGATTTTGAAACCCCATCCAATTGAACCCTGATGCTGACGAAGGTGTTGGAGAAGTTGTTAGTGCAGGTGTTGGTGTAAGCACCGCTGGTGCAATTTTTTCTGCCAACGATTTAGCACCTTTGTTGATTGCAAACATACCAACCAACGTCATTATTGAGCCTGTCATTAACAAAACAATGTCATTCAACATTTTGGTAAATGCCATGTCAATCGGAGCCATTGTTTTAATTGGCTGAGACACAAAAATTACCGAATACAACATTGAAAAAACCGTTCCGCCAAAAACAAGCATCAGCACAACAACTACAAATGCCCAAGCTAAAACCTGAATCAACAAAATCAATTCATCTATGGTTTCGATTTTGATATTCATTTTGAAGCATCCTGTGCAGGTTGTGTTGCTTGTTTTTCCAAAATTGGCGCAACGAGATAATCTGGACAATCTTGAGAAAACAAACAATCAGGTCTTTGACACCGTTTCTTTTGGAAATTAGCAGGGTCTTGGCAATAATAACGATAGTGGTCATCACAGCCAATAAGTATCCAACAAACAAGAATAACTATACAAAACCTCATTACTTTTCCTTTTGCTCTTGCAGTTCTTTTTCCAGCTTTTCAAGTCGCTGTATCTTACGATCAATACGTCTTTCCACAGCACCAAGGCGTTTTTGGTTGTCCACCCAAATTAAAACACCAACAGGCAAGATTAGAAACAAAGCACATGACAAAACAACTACCCCAACGACAAACCATCGGGTGTCATCTCGCGCCATTTGAGCGATAGCAGCAGACCCCACATCCATAGAACCAGAATTAGCACCGTTGCCACCTGAACTGCTCGGTCTATTCTGTGGTTTTTGAGCAATTCGCGTTGCCATTTTGCGTCAACTTCCTGTCTGCGTTTGATTTGCCGTGCAAACTCTTGTTGTTCTAGTATGTCATCGTATGTTTCTAAAAACTGCCTGTACAAATCTTGCAAACCCAAACTTTCAGGTGTCCATGACATTGCTTCCCTGACTTGCACCATCATTTCACGCATTTGCCATCGAATCTCAATCAAATCAATGGCATTGTCGGCAACTTTTTCAGTCGTGCTGCTTTGAGATTCCAATTCCAAACAATGCTCTTTAAGCTGGCGCAACACATCAAAATAAATTTTCAATTGTTCAAAAATATCATGCACTGCTTTGGCTTTGTATTCTTCATAACTCAGCTCTGGCTCAGGTTGACGTTTTGTGGCTTTAGGTTTTTCACTAACCACAACACTTGTTGTCGCCTTTTCCACGGCAACAGGCTTAACACCAAACAATGATTTGACCCAATCCCAAATGCTTGTGACTTCTTTGTAAATAGCTTTGGCATCTTTTACACCGCCTTCGACTTGTTTCTTGAATTTATCAATCTCTGCTTTGCCTTCTGAAAGCATTTGGCAACCAGTTCTGATCGCAGCAACTGCGCTTTGCGCCATGAGCAGGAGAGAGATTGGGTCCACATTATTTTGTGTGCGCTAAAAAAGCAAACAATACACTTGCCATGCTGCAAATCATCAAACCTGCTGATGTAATCATAATTTGCTCCATTCGCTTCAATCTTGCGTTAATTACTTCATAACGCAAAGCGCAAACTTCCTCATGGGTGGATAAACGGGCATCGGTTTTGTCTATGGTGGTCATGGCATTAAAAGGTGTTTTAAAACTTCGGTTGCTTCAACAAATTTGCTGGAATCATACGCTACTGAATCCCACCATAGGAATTGATTTTCCGCTAAATTTGCTCGGTCTTTAAGCAAATTGATGTTTTCGTCATGTCCATAAATCAATGGGTCTGACACCGACCAAAGCACAATGCCACGTTTGCCTTCATCCCAACCAAGGTGCTGTAAAAAAGAATCGCATGAAATCCAAATGCGACATTCTTTAATTAATGCCCGTAAATCCTTGATTTTTAAGTTTTTTCGGAAATCAGGCACAAGTTGTTGTTCGCCTTCAACACCGACTTGAATGATTGGCTCAGTAATTCCAGCAATGACTTCTTGCCAAAACGGGTAATTTTTTGGGTTGCGCTCACCGTTGACCAATTTTTGAGCGTATGGAGCAATCAAAATCATAAATACAGCTTTCGATATGCGTTTTCTAACGTATCAACCCAACCCCATTGGTGCATTTTTTTGTACACATTAAACCTGTCAATGTCGCCAAACAATGCTTGCGCCTCGGCAATTGGTCTGCCTTCAACAATTTCAGGGTAACAACTAAACACAACCGGATTTTTTATTTCAGGCAGCACATGGCTAAACACTACATGGTCGCCCATGCCGCAATTTAAAACAACAATTGTTTTTTCTTGATTGCCAATAATGTTGCGGAAAATGCGTTCATCGTGTTCATACATTGACGCTTGTGTTTCCGAACGAATCCCGCCTTGTGGGTTTTTCATGTGCCAAGTCACAGCATCAGGCACGGCAAGGATTCTGTACCCTTTGCATTTCAACGCATAAGTGAACAAAGTTTCTTCACGATGCGCCACCCGAGACAAGCCCGTGTTGTAATCAACAACGCCAGCGCGATAAAGAAACGAACAATGCAGATGGTCAACTTCTTTGGTATCAGAAATTACATTCCATTGAATGTTTGGCTCATTGTCAATGTCTTGGATTTTGCCCGTTGACTTGCTAGTGTCTGGCAAATAAGGTGGCGTGAGTATTGAACCACCCACTGCGCCAATGTTGTTTAAACGTGTCCAGCGCAACAAATCTGCAAGCACGTTTGGCTCTGGTATGGCATCGTCATCAACGCGCCATACCCATTCATAACCCATCGTATTAGCAATTTGATGATTGTGATGTTGACCTTTTTTGCCAGCATACAACCATTCCCAT